GGATCGACTCGAGGCCAGCCTCTGGGCCTGGGGCCAGGATCGGCAGTCTTGGCTGGTCGAGCATCGCGTGCTGGCGGGGAACCCGTTCGAGGCGGTGGTCTGGGAGGAGCTCCGCGCTCTGCTCGGCGAAACCTGGCGGCACGCGAGCGGACACCGCCTGCCAGTCGCCATGGCGGCGATCGACAGCGGCGACGGCATGACCACCGCTGAGGTCTACGCCTTCGTCCGCCGGGCCGGTGCCGGCCGCGCCATTGCCGTGAAGGGCCAGGACGGGCTGCGCGCCGCGATCGGCCAGCCGGCGGCAACGGAGGTGCGGCGTAACGGCCGAAAACTCGGCGGGCTGAAGGTCTGGCCGGTGGGCTCGTCCTTTCTGAAGGCCGAGACCTATGGCTGGCTGAAGCTCGATCGCCCGACCGAGGAGAGCGGTGATCCCTTCCCCGCCGGCTTCGTGCACCTGCCCGTGCACGCCGCGGGCGAAGAGTTCTGCCGGCAGATCACGGCGGAGCAGCTCGTGGCCCGCGCCGGGCGGAACGGCTTTCGCCGGCTGGAGTGGGTGAAGACGCGCGAGCGAAACGAGGCGCTGGACTGCCGGGTCTATGCCCGCGCGGCCGCGGCGGCGCTGGGCATGGATGGCTGGGGCGACGGACGCTGGGCGCGGATGGTGGATGCGCTGTCGCTGCCGGCGGCCGAACTTCCCTCCGGCGGGAATGTCGCTCCGGCGTCGCCACCGGCAGCGCCCGACACCCATCGCCCGCGCGCATGGCTTGCGCCGCGCAGCGGCTGGTTGCGCTGATCCTGGAGACCCTGATGACCGCAATCGTGCCCGTGCGCACCAGCATCGCCGCCGGCCAGGCGCTGAGCGGCCCTGTCGCCAGCGTCGGCTATGGCGTCTGCCTGCTGCTGCTGCCCGCCGCCTGGACCGACGCCCCGCTCACCCTGCAAGGCTCGCTCGACGAGGGTGAGCCCGCGGCCTGGGCGGATCTCTACGACCATCTCGGCAATGAGGTAGTGCTGGCCGCCACCGCCGGCCGGGCACTCACTCTGCCGCCCACCCTGCTGCTCGGCTGGCGCTGGCTGCGGATGCGCTCCGGCCTCGCCGCTGCGCCGGTGAACCAGGTGGCGGAGCGCCTTCTCACCCTCGGCATCCGGCCCCTCGCATGACCGCGCTCTTCCAGCACTACCTGCCGCCGGCGCCGGCGATGCTGCCTTACGTCTCGGGGCGCTTCTACGCCTCGCAGCACGCGCGTGCGGTCGGCGGCGCCGTCGCGATGACGGCGAACCGGCTCTACTGCGTCCCCTACGTGTTGGCGCGGCCCGGCCTATTCTCAGCCATGGCGGTGAGCGTGACGACCGGCGCCGCGGGCCTTCTGCGCATGGCATTGGCTGCCGACAATGGCGCTGGGCATCCCGGGCGCCTCATCGAAGAGCCGACAGCGGACGCCGACACCGCCGCCACTGGCAACGCACTCTGCCCCTTCGCGCAGCCGCGCTGGATCTCGGCCGGGATCTGGTGGCTGCTGCTGTGCTTCTCCGGGGCGCCGACAGTGCGTGGCACCAGTACCCAGGCGTTCAGCGGCGGGAACACGCTGCTGCTCGGCTCCACTGCCGCCGATGGTGGCGCCGGGGGCGGCACCGGCAGCGAGAACGGATTCTTCGCGGCGCTGACGCACCAGGCCGGTGAGCCGATCATGCCGAACCCACCGGATGGCCTGTCCAATCTGGGCAATGCGCCAACGCCGCTGCCAACGCTTAGGGCCGCGTGATGGATCCGAGCGTCCTTGCCTGGGCGCTGGCACAGCCGCAGGGCAGCCGCGCCGCGGCGCTGGCCGCGGCCTACACGGGTGGCACCACGCGCGTGACCTTCGACGGGCGCACCGTCGAGTACCGCAGCCTCGATGAGCTCGGGCGGGCGCTCGCCGTGCTGCATGGCGCAGAGAACAGCGCGGCGCGGCGGCCTGCCGTCACGCTCGCCAGCTTTGCGCGGGAGAGAACCGGGTGATCCGACGCCTCCGCGATGCCTGGGCGGTGCTACGCGGCTATGCTGCGGCACAGGATCATCGCGCCTCCGCCTGGGCGCCCTCCGGTGGCAGCGCCAATGCCGAGGTCGGCGTGGCCGCGGCGACGGTCGCCCGCCGTGCTCGCGACGCCGTGCGCAACGACCCCTACGCCAGCCGCATCGTCGATCTGTGGACCGGCAATGCGGTTGGCGCCGGCATCACCACACGCTGGCCGGACGATGCGCACAGCCGCGCCTGGCAGCGCTGGGCAGAGAGCACCGCCTGCGACGCCGAGGGGCGGCTCGACCTCTACGGCCTGCAGGCGCTGGTCATGCGAGCGGTGGTCGAGAGCGGCGAGTGCTTCGTGCGCTTCCTGATGGTGTCGCCATCGCTCACCAACCCGATCGGCCTACGCCTGCAGGTGCTGGAGAGCGATCATCTCGACACGGCGCGGAACGGCATGGTCGAGGGCGCGCCGACCATCCACGGTATCGCCCTCGGCGAGGCGGGTGAGCCGATCGGCTACTGGCTCCACCGCGTCCATCCCGGCGCCGCCTGGATCCTGCCGGGGGTGACCTGGCAGAGCAGCCAACGCATCCCCGCCGGCGACGTGCTGCACATCTACCGCAAGCGCCGCCCCGGCCAGCTGCGTGACGTCTCCTGGCTGGCTCCTGTGCTGCTCCGGCTGCGCGACCTCGGCGACTACGAGGCGGCGCTGCTGATGAAGGCCAAGATCGAAGCCTGCCTCGCCGCCGTGGTCACCGAGGAAGGCGACGAGGCGCTGACCGGCGCCGCCGCCGGCCTGCTCCGCGACGCCCAAGGCCGGACGGTGGAGAGCTTCGAGCCGGGGATGATCCTCTATCGCCGCGGCATGGGCAGCGTCGAGGTGGTTAACCCCTCCGGCGGCGGCTCACATGCCGCCTTCGCCCGCCGTGCGCTTGAGGCCGCCGCGGTCGGCGCCGGCCTCACTTACGACCAGGTCTCAGGCGATCTCACCCAGGCGAACTACTCCAGCTTGCGCGCCGGCAAGATCGAGTTCCGCCGCCTCTGCGAGCAGGTGCAGTACGGCATGCTGATCCCCATGCTGGTGCGACCCATCGCCGAGCGCTTCCACGTCCAGGGCGGGCTGCTCGGACTGTGGGGCGCGGAGATGCCGGACGGCGTCAGCCACGTGCCGCCGGCGCACGAGATGATCGACCCGCTCAAGGACACCACCGCGCTGATCGCGCAGGTCAGGGCCGGCTTCGTGCCGCAGCCCGAGGCGGCCGGCGCCTTCGGCTACGACTTCCGCGCCGCGGTGGAGATGATCCGCGAGGCCAACGCCCTGCTCGACGAGGCTGGCCTCGCGCTCGACACCGACCCGCGCCGGGTCGCGAAGTCCGGCGCAGCACAGGACGCCGCGCAGATGGCCGCGGTGGAGATCGCCGCCACCGGCGCGGCCGCGCCACCGCGCGTGCCGACTGAACCTGCGTCGGGCCAGGGCTGAGCGCGCCCTATCCACAGATCATCCCGGCCTTTTCCACAGGGATATCCACATGACCGAGACCAATGGGCTGGGCGGCAGCGATGCCGCACCGGAGCCGGCAGCTGCGCCCACCGCGGCGGACGTTCCGCTCGTGGCGCAGCGCGCCATCACCGCGCCTGCCACCGTCGATCGCGCCGCGCGCACCGTCGAAGTGGTGTGGAGCACCGGCGCCCGGGCCCGCAACTTCGTCCCGGCCCTCGGCCTGATCACCGAGGAGCTGGAGATGTCGCCCAACGCGGTGCGCATGGACGCGCTGCGCTCGGGGCGCGCACCGGTGCTGAATACGCATCGGCGCGGCGACGCCCGCGACGTGCTCGGCCGCGTCGTGGCCGCCCGCCTCGAGCGCGGCCGCGGCTATGCCACGCTGCAATTCAGCACCGCCGCCGATGTAGAGCCGGTCTGGCAGCGCATCGCCGATGGCACGCTGCGGGCGGTGAGCGTCGGCTACCGCGTGCACCGCTACGAGCCGCGGCCGGATGCCGCAACCGGCGAGACCGTCCACCGCGCGGTGGATTGGGAGCCCTTCGAGATCTCTGTCGTGCCCGTTCCGGTGGACCGGGACGCCAGTGTGCGTGGCGAGGCGCCGCAGGGCGCGCCCGCCGTCGCGATCGAACCCGCCCTGCCTGACGAGGACCCACCCATGCCCGAGACGACGCCGGCCGAGCCGGCTGCTGCCCCGTCGGCGCCGCCTGCCGCGTCGCCGTCCGCCACTCCTCAGGAGACCACCGTGACCACCAGCCCCGCGCAGACCACGCCGCCCGAGCCGACCCGCGCCGCGTCCGCACCGGCCGTGCCGGCGATCGATCTCGAGGCCATCCGCGCCGAGGCGGAGCGCGCCGCTGCCGAGCGCATCGCCAGCTACGAGCCGGTGCTCGCTGCCGCCCGCGGCCTGCTCGCCGCGGACACCGTCGACGCGCTGCGCCAGGCCGCGATCCGTGAGCGCATCAGCCCGGAGGCGCTGCGCGGCCGCCTGTGGGACGCCTTCACCCAGGCGCAGACCAGCCGCCCGACGCTGCCCGCCCGCCCCGAGACCGGCCCCGCCCACGACGATCCGGCGCAGGTCCTCGACGCCATGGCCGAGGCGCTCGCCGCCCGCGCCATGCCCAGCTACCAGCCGCAGGGCAACGGCCGCCACGCAGAGTTCCTCGGCTGGCGCCCCTCCGACATGCTGCGCGAACTCCTCGCCCGCCGCGGCGAGCGCAACCCGCCGCGCAACCCGACGCTCCTCGCCGAGCGCGCCTTCCACACCAGCTCCGACTTCCCGCTGCTGCTCGCGGCCGCGGCCAACAAGATGCTGCTCGCCGCCTACGCGCCGGCGCAGCCGACCTACCGCCAGATCTTCCTCCGGCGCGACTTCCGCGACTTCAAGCCGCACCGGCACCTGCGCATCGGCGACTTCCCGACCCTGCTCCCCCTCGCCGAGAACGGCGAGATCCAGGTCGGCACCATGTCCGAGAGCCAGGAGATCGTCCTGCTCCAGACCTTCGCGCGGCGCATCCGCGTCACGCGGCCGATGCTGGTCAACGATGATCTCGGCGCCTTCACCGACTTCGCCGCCGCGATCGGCCGGCGCGTCGCCGAGTTCGAGAACGCCACCGCCTACAACCTGCTGAACAGCGCCAATGGTGACGGTCCGACGCTGACCACCGGCAGTGCGCCCGTGTTCGCCACCGGTGCGGCGCGCGCCAACAAGGCCAGCACCGGCACGGTGCTCGACACCACGACCATCGGCGCCGGCCGCACCGCCATCATGAAGCAGCGCACGCTGGACGGGCTGCCCATCTCGATGGGGCAGACCATGCGGCTGCTGGTGGGGCCGAACCTCGAACTCGCCGCGCGGCAGGCGACGGTGGTCGTGCAGGCGAGCGAGATCGGCAAGGCGAACGTCTTTGCCGGCTTCGTGCAGCCGGTGATCGAGCCGCTGATCCCGGCGAACCGCTGGTACCTGTTCTCCGACCCGGTTGCGGCGCCGGTCTACGTCTACGGCTACCTGAACGGCGCCGAGGGGCCGCAGGTCACCACCGGTCCGGTGCAGGGCGCCGACGGCGTCGAGGTCAGCGTGATCTTCGACTTCGGCGTCGGCGCCATCGACTGGCGCGGCGCCTGGTTCAACCCGGGGACCTGATCACGCGAAGCCCAGGAACACGGCGAGGCTGCGGTTCAGCGCCAGGGCCTCGTCGTCCGAGATGCGGCCGATCACGCCTCCGACCCGATCCCGCCGAATGCTGGTGAGCTTGTCCACCATCACCCAGCTCGGCGCCCGCAGCGCCAAGCGGTCGCTGGGCGACAGCGGGACCCGCAGCAGACCCGCATCTTTCTGTACCGAGGTCAGCGGGCACACCACGACGCTCAGCGTCTGGTCGTAGAGATCGGATTGGACCACCACCGCCGGGCGAGGCTTGCCCGCATAATCGCCACCGCCGCGATCGGCGACGAGAACGACGTCACCGCGGCGCATCGTACTCGGGGATGTCGGTGTCCTCCTCGGGCCAGGCGGAATGGCGCTCGATGAACCCCATCACATCGTCGAACTCCGCGCGGTCGGCGTCGACCAGCCGCGACTGACGGCGCGCCTCCTCGCCAAAGCCGGGCGCGCGGGTGTCCGGCACCCAGATCTGGATCGGGCGCAGCCCGCGCCGACGCAGCTCGGCGCGATGGGCGGCGACCCGCTTGCGGACCTCGGACCCGGGCATCGGCACCTCCAACAGCAAGTTACATGTAACCCGCGGCCGCGTGGATTGCAAGCCGCGCTGTGCCTTCACCCACCGCAGGAGACCTCATCATGCGCAACTGCCTCCGCCCCGACGCGCGCTCCATCCCGATGGTGGTGCCCTACGCGGGGGGCATTCTCGCCGGCCAGGGCCTGCTGGTCGGCGCCTTCTTCGGGGTGGCGGCCTCCGACGCCGCGCAGAACGCCAGCGTCGAGTGCGAGACCCGCGGCGAGTTCGAGCTGCCGAAGGAACCCGCCCTCGCCATCGGCCAGGGCGCGCGGGTGTTCTGGGACGACACCAACCGCCGCATCACCACCACCGCGACCGGCAACGTCCAGGTCGGGCTCTGCACCGTCGCGGCACTCGCGGCGGACGCCACGGTGCGGGTGATGCTGGCCCGCGTGCCGGCCTCGGGGGCGTGATGGCCGCGCTGCGGCCGCGCGACCGCGCGCGGCTCGAGGGCGTGCACCGCAACCTGGTGCGCGTCGTCGAACGGGCTCGCCAGGCGGTGCCCTTCATCGTGACGGAGGGCGTTCGCACCCGCGAGCGCCAGGCGCGGCTGGTCGCGATCGGCGCCTCGCGCACGCTGCACAGCCGGCATCTGACCGGCCACGCCGTCGACCTCGCCTACTGGCTGGACGACGGCGACGGCGCGGTCGCGCAGGGCGAGATCCGCTGGGACTGGCCCGTATACGAGCAGCTCGGCGCGGCGATGAAGGCCGCGGCGAAGGCGCTCGGCGTGCCGATCGTCTGGGGCGGCGACTGGACCTCCTTCCGCGACGGGCCGCACTTCGAGCTCGACCGCAAGGCGTACCCGTGACCGGCGCGGCGATGCTCGCACTGCTGGGCCGCCATGCGCTGCCGATCGGTCTGGCGGCGGCCTTCGCCATGACGGCGCTGGCCGCCTGGCACTTCCGCGCCCAGCGCGATGCCGCCCGTCTGGACGCGGCGATGGCCACCCGCATCGCAGAGGCGAACGCGGCGGCGCTCGCTGAGGCCACCGCCGAGCACGCGCGCCACATCGCCGCCCTGACCGGCGAGGCCGAACGCGCCCGCGCCCAGGCCGCGCGCCTCAGCGCCAATCTGGAGGCCCTCCGCCGTGATCCGAGCCATGCCGCTGGCGCTGCCCCTGTGCTGCGCGCTGCTGTCGAGCGCCTGCGCGCCGGCCGCAGCGCCGGAGATCCGGCTGCTGCCGCTCCGCCTCCCTGACGCGCTGCTGGTCTGCGCAGCGGCGCCGGTGCTGCCAAGCACGGAACGGCTGACCCAGGGCCAGGTCGCCGAGCTGCTGCTGGCCTACGACGCGGCGCACGCCGACTGCGCCGGGCGGCTCGCCGCGGTGCGGCGGCTCAATGCCGCGGACGGAGCCGAGCGGTGAACGCCTTCGCCGAGGCGATGGCCGCGCTGGTCGCCGATCCGAACCTCGGCACCGAGGCCGTCTACCGCCAGGGCGGCATCGGCCCTGCAGTTCCGGTGCGCGTCCTGCGCTCCTCGCCCGACCGCGTCGGCGAGGCCTTCGGCACCGAAATCCTCTCGACCACCGACATCCTCTCGGTCGCCATTGCCGCGCTGCCCGACCTCGCCGCCGGCGACAGCTTCGCCCTCGGCCCCGAGCTGCTCACCGTCACCCACGCCGAGCGCGACGCCTCCGGCACCGCCTGGCGCGTCCTCTGCCAGCGATAGGAGCCCCCCATGCCGCAGAACGGCCTCGGCCTGCTGGAGGTGCTGCGCGACCTGCTGCTCGGCGCCGCCGCCGGGCTCGCCGGCGGCTTCGTGCGCTGGAACCACCCCGAGCGCCGGCGCTTCGGCTGGTGCCTGGCCTGGGAGGTGCCCTCCGCCGCCCTGGTCGGCAGCGCCGGCTACGCGCTCGGCGGCTTCCTGGAGTTCAACGAATACGGCCGGTTCCTCTTCGCCTTCGTGTTCGGCTACCTCGGCCAGGCGGCGTTGCACGATCTCGCCGTGGCGATCATCCGCCACCGCACCGGGTTGCCGCCGGGCGGCGGCGCGTCGTGAGGCTCGCCGCCACCATCCTCGGCGATCTGCGCCGGCAGCTCGCCGCCGAGGTCCGCGCCGGCGAGCGCGCGGCGATGGCCGCGACCCGCGCCGAGACCGAGCAGGTCAAGGCCGAGCTGCGGCGGCAGGTCACCACCGCTTTCGGCGGCAACGCGCGGGGGATCGCCCATGCCTGGCGCTCGCAGGTGTTTCCCCGCTCAGGGCAGTCACTGCGTCCCGCCGGCCTGGTCTGGACCAAGGTGCCGAACGTGATCGACGCCTTCGAGCGCGGCGCGCTGATCCGGGCGAAGGGTGGCCGGAAGTTCCTGGCCATCCCGACCGGGTTCAACGCGGCGCGCGGACGGCGGGGCCGGGGGGAGAGGGGCCTGCGGGTGACGCCGGCGCAGATGGTCGCCTCCGGCCAGGGCTTCCTGCGGCCACTCAAGTCAGGACGCGGCTTCGTGTGGTGCCTGCCGCTGCGCCAGGGCGAGCAGACCGGCCGGCGCCGGCGGACCCGCCTGATCGCCGGCGGCCTCGCCGAGATCGGCACCGGCAACCGCAAGGGCCGCGAGGCCTGGGCGCGCGAGATGCTCGCGCGGGGGATGGTGCCGATGTTCCTGCTGCTGCCACAGGTGAGGCTCGCCAGGCGGCTGGACGTGAAGGGCGCGGCCGAGCGCGGCCTGCGCCGGCTGCCGGGACGCTTCGTGGCGGCCTGGGAGCGCGAGAGCGGGAGGGCGGCGCCGTGAGCATCCGCGCAGCCGCGATCGCGGCGCTGCACGGCCGGCTGCAGACGGCGCTCGCCACCCACAATCCCGCCCCGCTGGTGCTGCGCGGCGAGACTGTGCCGCAGCGCCTGCC